GCGGCGAGCGCCTTCTGGTGCGGCATGCCGCCGGCGGTGTGGTCCTCGCGACGACCGCGCTTCACGATCGTCTCGAATGCCGCGAAGATCGCCTGCTGGCGCTCGATCGGGTTGGTCGGCTCGACCGGGCCGTCAGGCTTCGGGTCCGGGTCGAACTCCTCGTCCTCGGGCACGCCGCCCGCGGAGATCACGTCCTTGATGGCTTCAGGCGGCACGTGGGTGGGCTCGCCCTTCTTGAAGCCGATGGTGTGGCCCGACGTGGAGGCCACGATCTTGTCGCGATAGAAGATGAAGTTCATGGTGCGCTCCTTGCGCGGATACGGGGGCGGGGCCGTAGCCCCGCCCCTCGTTACTCAGGTCAGGCGACCTGGACTTCGCTGGACCGGTTCTGCACGGTGTACAGAACGCGGACCGTGGCCTTGCCCGCGGTGGCGTTGGCCACCGTGGCGTTGACGGCCAGGCGGATGTTCTCGCCAGCGCCGCGGAACCCCGTGAGGGTCAGCGCCGTACGGGCCGCGGTCTTCAGGTCCACCGCGCTGGCGTAGCGCGTGGCCGAGCCCGAGTCACCGACCGAGATCGTGGCCGCCGTCGAGGTGGCCCAGGCCGTCTCGACGACGAGCTCGCCACCGATCACGTTCGCGTTCGGCGGCAGACCCAGCGCCTCGAACACCAGCGACTGACCGAAGGTCGAGCCGAAGGTCTTCGTGGTGCCGGCCACGGTGTCAACCGCGGTGTCGTCGAAGTTGAACGTGAACTCCGCCATCAGCGGGTATTGCGCAGTGCGCGCAGCTTTCAAGAGGGACATGGTGTGATGCTCCGGTTCGGGGGTTTACTGAGCCACGTACGCCGAGATCACGCCGAAGTCTTCGACGCTGTTGTTCTCGTAGATCGTGCCGAACTTGGGCTTCAGGAAGCCCATGATCTTGCCCAGCGAGATGCCCTGCTGGTTGTCGTAGTCGAAGCCCTTCTCGTTCCACTCGGGCGCGCCGATGTCGGCCATGCCCAGCGCCTGGGCGCCGCAGAACAGGATCTGGCAACCATCGATCAGGCCGCCACTGCCCCACTTCGAAGCCGACGCAGCACCCGCGGTGTTGTAGACGTGGCGGAACTCGTGCAGGTAGATGCCGTCGATCTTCACGCTGGAGCCCGTGAACAACGGGTTGCCGCCGGTGCGCTCCTGGGCATGCCGCAGGTTCAGCATGTAGGTGCTGTCCAGCTTCAGCTTCGCCATCGCGGTCGGAGTCAGGAAGGCGTGGAAGGTCTCTTCACCGCCGTCCATCACGCCGCGGATGTAGCGTTCCTTGGCGTAGGCCTTCAGCTGCACGAACAGCTCCCACATCGGCAGGTCAGCCGCGGCCACGTCGGAGGTCAGGCCGCCGGCCACGATCGCCTTGGTGGTGCCGTTCCAGCGCACGCGGCGCGCGGCGGTCGGTGCCGACACGTCGGCAGCGAACTCCAGGAAGGGCAGGTCAGAACCGACGCGGTTCGCGCCGTTGTTCTTCTTCGTGTAGGCCACGCCCGACAGGGCCAGGAAGGCCATCTGGTCGATGCGGTCAGCCAGCCAGTACGACAGAACGTCGCGGCTGTTGTTGCGGAACTCGACAACCGACTTCTGGTCGGCCATCTTGCCTTCGTGCCGGTTGGCGTGGCGCAGCTGGTCGATGCGGATGACCTGGTCGAAGGTCTGCATCGCCTCTTCGTTGCCTTCCAGCGTGCGGTCGCCGGCAATGCCGTCGCCGGTCAGGTCGGCCAGCAGCGTGATCACTGCGCGGGCGCCCTTTTCCGACTTCTTCAGCTCGGTGATGTGCTGAATCATCGAAGTCGGGCCCTTGCCCAGGAACTTGTTGACGAAGGACTGGTTGCGGGCCTGTTTCCACAGGTCCATGGACCAGATGGTCTTCTGCTCAGCCGTCAACAGGCCGAAATTGGTCAATGCCATGATGGCGATCTCCGTGAGAGAGTAGATGGACGCGCCAGCCGATGCCGGCTCTGCTGCGTCGATGTGTCGTCTCGACTCACGAGGGGAAGCTGCTGTCGGGAGCTTGCCTTACCGAGGGCGCTTTCGCGCTGGCGAGGATCTTACTCTAAAAAAGAGCGTAGACAACCCGAAGGCTGTCTACGCTCAAGACGCCGACTTTCACGGCGCAAGGAGACAAGGTCGGGAGGTGGCCCAACCAGGTCTCGTTGATCAACCCGGCGTGAAGACGGGCCAGACGGCGACGGGCGAGCCGTTGCCGTGCTTGTCGTCGGAACGGTAGGTGCGCAGCGGGATTGAGAACGCCACGTGCTCGGCACCGGTGTGGTCGAGGTAGCGGAGATTCACCATGCCCGGCCCCCACACGTACGTGATGGTGGCTGCGCACGGCTGCTCGGCGCTCAGCATCCCCGGGTCCCACAGCCCGAAGTACCAGACGGCGCGGCCAACGGCGGGGGCGGTCACTTGCTCAACTCCTGCTTCAGCGCGTAGCCCAGCAGCGGCCACAGTTCCTGCTTGGCGTTCTCGCGGGCGACCTTGCAGCCGATCTCTTCGTCGTCGTTGGACGGTGACACAGCCACACTGGGGCGGCCAGTCACGGCGTACCCGTTGTGGGTCGTGAGCACCGCCCAGCGGAGCACCTGTCCAGAGTACGACACGTGCTTGACGTACTCGGTATGCGCAATCGCTGCTTCCAGGGCGGCCGGCGTTACGCGCGGCGCGGTCAGGCCCTTGGCGATGATCTCGCGCTCGATGCCGGGGTCGGTGGTGTCAGGTGAGTGGATGTGGTTCACAGGGTGTCTCCGCGCAGTTTGGCCAGTTCCGCCTCATCGAGCTTGGCGAACTTGTCCTGGGGCAGCTTGATCACGTCCTCGGCCGTGAGATTCACGGTGCGGGTGTTGTCCGTGCCAGCCTTCGAGGTCGAGGCCGGCTGGCGCGTCACGGCGTCGGCCGTCTTGCCCGCAGCGAGCTTCTTCCGTTCGGCGGCCACGTCCTTCTCGCTGACGCGCGGCGCGACGGTGGTGGCGACTTCCTGGGCCTTGCTCTCCGTCTTCGGGAAGAACTTCAGCACGGCCTTCTGCAACGCCTGGGTGGGCGTCATGCCGCGGCGCATGTACACCGCCTTCAGGTCCGCCACGTCGGCCATCTTCTCGGCGTCGTAGTCGTCGTGGTCCTCGTTCAGCTCGGGGTACGCCTCTTCGATGCGCTCCAGCGCGATGCTGTAGCGCGCCGACTCGGCGGCCTGAGCCATGGCGATGGCCATCTGGGCGTCGCTCTGGGCCTTGATGATCGAGCGCTCCGTCTGGCGGATCTTCGTCATCAGCTCGCGGGCCTTCTCGACCTCGCCGTCGGCCATGAGCTTGTTGTACTTGCCCTCCATGTCGAGGACCGTGTCTTCCAGCTTGGTGAGGTCCTCGTTCGTCTTGGCGACCTGCGTGCTGTTCTGGTACTGGGCGACCTGGCGCTCGGCCGCCTCGCGGCGCTCGCGCTCCTTGGCCAACAGCGCCTCATGCCGGGACAGCGGGATGCGCGTGTCCTTCTTGGGCTTCTCTTCGGCCTTGTCCTCGACCTTCTCTTCGGCCTTGTCTTTGTCAACTTCCGTGGCGGCTTTGTCAACTTCGGCGTCGACTTTGTCAACCTCGGGCTTGTTCTCCGGCAGGTCGTCGAGGGTGTCGGACTTCTCGTCCGACTCGAACACGTCGCCGCGGGCGACGGCATCAGCGTCAGGTGTACTCATCGTGGGGCTCCTTGCGGTTGCGGTTTCTGCGCGGCTTGTGCTGCCGCTCGTGCCTGCTCCACGCGCTGCATCTCGCGCTTCTGTGCCATGTCCTGGGCCTTCAGCTGAAGGTCACCGGACATCTTTTCGCGTTCGAGCCCCAGCTCCATGTAGGCCATGGTTTTCTCGTGCTCGAACTCGCGTTCCTTGAGGTCCATCTCGTGCTCGGCCACCGCGATGTCGAGCATCGGGTTGCCCGGGTCGTCGACCTCGGGCGGCGTGGCGGCCTCTTTCTGGGCCAGCACGGACTCTTTC